GTATTCGAATATACAATATGTCCGTCAATCATTATTTCCTCCATTATCTTGATTTTCGCCTCTTTCGGCTTGATCACCGGATTCTCTAGGATCACTAGAACCACCCGGAGAATCTGCTCTAGCCTTTCTAGGCACGGCAGATTCATTATTCGTATTGCCCTCAGGAGCACCCGGGCCACGCCCAGTGCCCTGCTGCATCTTCAACTTTGTTGGGAATGGCAACGGCTCATCAGCGTCACCACGCTCCGGCATACCCAAATTATTACGAACTTCATTCGGCGTAATAACTTCGGTACGAAGATACCTATCATGAATCCTAGACTGAATATCCTCATCAACCAAGTCAATACGCTCAAACTTGATAGAAACCAAATCTGTGAACTCAGCGATAAGTCTGTTAAGTTTCTTCTCAACCACAGATTGATCAGGACCAATAACCTGAGTCTTGAATGTCTTGTCAGCATCTCTAGAAACCGCAAGGTTAGCATTATCATAAACACCTACCTTCGGGGCGGGAACCCTGTTAGCAACAAGAATCTCATCCCGGTTTGACTTGCGGTATTTATCAAAAGATGCATCTTGAATACCTGCTTCAAGTTTCTCAAACTTGATATCGGTATCATTACCAAGCGACGCAGGTAATGGAACAATTAAAGTTCCATGATTACGCCCCTTCACCTCTTGACGGAAATAGTTGACAAGTTCCTGCTTTGAACGATTGCTAAGCTTTGCTCCCTTAACAATAATTGCATAACGAGGAATAGCCTTATTTTCAAAGTAATCAATGTTATACTCTTTAGCAAACTTATCACCAATAATTGCAGCAGCAGCCGAAACACTTGATGGAATACCATAATAAGTGTTATTTGGTGAATAAGTCTTAAAGTGAATTACTTCGTTTGGGTTAGGGTCCGAATTAATCGGATCGTCAGTTTCTGTATCCTGAAAGTTTCTAAAGAACACAGCTTGAATCTTGTTGCTCTTAGCTATTTGAACAAACCCATCACGATGACGACGAACTCTCATCAAGGTTGAAGGTATATGACCAATATAGCCGACTTCACCAGAATTGTTCCTACCAATTTCAAGATAGCCATTACCAGTAGTAAGAACATCTAGCCAGACCCTTGTAATGGTCTCAATAAAAGTTTCTTCTTCATTAAAATCTTCAAACTTTTGCTCAAGATCTTGACGAACATCCTGAATAGCCTTCCTAACCCGACTCATTCTTTCAGGATTCCCGTTAGCCTTCTCAAGCCTTCTCTTAGACTTTAAAGTCTCTGGGAAAGAATACCCCAGACCGACCGTATTCATAACTCTTGCATTAATAGCCGCATTGTGAATCGCACTCGAATCATACAAATCTGCAAGAGTTTCTAAATCATAAGGAGGAGTAACAACATCATAAAGAGAATAACCATCTAACTCTTCAGGATCAATATACTTTGTACCGACTCCCTCAACGCCTTCATACTTTTTAGCAAGACGGCTAGCCTTTCGTTTCATCCTTGATGATAAAGAAGAATATCTTACCTTCTTAAAAGGATCATCAGTTTCTGCTTTCTTAATTACCTGAAAGTAATTAATGTCATCAAGATACTCTTGAGACTCACTATCTTCCATATGAATCATCTCACCCTTCATCACTTTCTCCTATTAAGTTCTTTACGAACAGCCGCCTCAATCACATCCTCATAAGGATCAGGGTTCAAACCTGCGGCAAGACGCTCTGCCTGATCATCTTTCTCGGAAGCAGTAACTTTCCTAGCCCCGCCAACCCAAGTGACATAACCCTCTTCGCTACCTGTCCAGTACTTGGCAGCAGCAGTAACCTGCTTTTCAACATTCTTATCATTCATAATGCCCTCAGCACAAAGAACGCCATCACCATCAGACAATGGACGACCATCAGGCATAATCCAAATACACACCCCGTAAGCCCTTTCCGGCACGTACAGTTGCTTGTTCTTTACGAAATCGTCAATCATCTTAGATATTCTACACCACCCTGCGTTCAAAAGCATTAATAAACGACAAAAAGCGCACCGTCAGGTACGCTTTTCGCCGGTTATTTGCTGTTTACGTCAACGAATGGGACAAGCGCCACCTTCACACTCAAGATCTTCAAGAGCATACTCATTGATTTGATCAACAAAAGTAACTTCTTTAATTCTGCTCTTAAGACGATCATACTCTGCTTTGTCAATTTCCTCATAAGGAGCAAGGGCAAAGCCATGATCGCTGTGCAGAAGGAACGAAACAGACTTAAGACGATTCTTGTAATTCTTTTTCATCCAGTCTTGAATCTCAGGCAACTCTTCTTTACGATAATAAACAGTTACAGAAACATTGTTATCAGCCCACTCAGACTGAGCCTTAGCAACCCACTCCAACTGCTGAACCGCAGTCAGATCCTTAGCAAGCGTAGCATGCTCCGGTGTTTCGCAAGGAAAAGAAACAACACAAACCGTATGATTTTCTTTACCATCAAGACCAACATCATACTGAACTTCATAACCGCGATCCCTGCAATAGTTCACAAGAGGATCATTGCTACCCATACGAACTCTACGAATGTAGTAACTGGAGTAAGCAGGATGAATGCCGGGAGTAACGCCAGCAAGAAGACTCAAAGTTCCTGACGGCTTCACAGTAGTCAACTTGATTGATTTACTAATACCAAGATGCTCTGACCACTCAGCATCAAACTCACGCAACTGTGTATAACACTCATCAACCCAAGACAACTGCTCTTCAGTTGACTGAAGCCAGCCAGTAATACCTTGACCCAAACGACGATTGCGAGAAATAACAGCCTGCGACTTAGCATAAGGATAAGAAAGAGTCGTAATGGCTTTTTGCGTCTTATACAAAAGACGACTCAAGTCCATCAACTCTTCTTTGCTTTCGATATTAGGCAAAAAGATTTCAGCAAGATTACAAGGCTCTCCGTCTTCAAGACCAATCTCACCACAAGGGTTAGTGCCAATTACTTTGCTGTCATTAACTTTTTCACCAGTACGACCAGTCTTACGAATAAGCTCACGATTAATAAGTCCGTAAGGTTCACCTGTGCCATCATACCCCTTCCAAAATTCATCAATAATCTCATCATACGAATCAGCAAAAATTGAGTTGTTAGAATTACCACGCCATGCAGGGATGTCACCCTTAGACCAATTCTTTGCACGCAAATACAAGAAATCGTCAGGATCACCAATAGCAATCTGCGCAGAACGACGAGCAGAACCCGCAACCACAATCTTACCAATAATATTACAAATATCTAAAGCATCTACTGAGCGAATCTTCTTCCCAGCACGCCTATCAAGAATCTTGCAAATCTCTTCGATACCTTCAATCAAAACTTCAGGACCAGAAGCAGTCCCACCAAAAGTCTTAAGAGGAGCACCAAAACCACGAATCAAAACGGTACTATAAGAAAAAGAGGCACCACTATGGAAGTAGCTATCAAGCACCTTCCCAAGAAGCGCCGACCATCCTTGTCTAGAATCAGGCACAATAAAATCAGCATCATTAGTCCTTTCATGAACAATCTTATCCACAGACTTAACTTTAGGTAAATCATGCACAATGGCACGCTCAACCGAGAAACCAACACCACCGCCAACCATAAGGTGATCCATCAAAAACTGGAAGTCTTCAACTTTAGAAATAGTTGTCATCCAGCAGTTAACCAAAGACACACCGCTCATCTTCTGAACCAGCGGAGTTCCTAACTGCCACAGGGCACGACCAGCAAAAATGCCCTTTAGATTAAAGATGTAATCAAAAAGACGCTCTGCTTCTTCTTTGGTGTATCCAGCACCAATGTCTTGAGCGCCATTAATTGCTCTAGCAATTGTTTCAAACCAATACTCTTTTCTTCCCAGAGCCTCAATGTCTCGCGAGTAGGTACGGCGATAAACAATCTCACCCATACCATTAAAACCCCAAGGTGGGGTCTTATCCACATAAGCGGACACAAACTCTGGTGTAATAATATTTTCCATATAACCTCCTAAATAGTGATAAAGAACAATAGTACCAATGGAAACGTTTGAAATAAAGAAAAGGTACTAGGGATGATTAGAAACTATTTTCAAATTCTTCTAACCGTTCGATGATCATATCAGCGACAGCCGACCACGACTGCTCTTGGTGAAGAATTCTTGCGGATTGGAGAGTATATTTTTTGAAATCGTCATACTCGTTCACAACATGAGTCATTAAATCACACAAACCATCATAACTTGGGATTGCCCACTCACCAGCATCACAATCATACTGATGGCTTTGCCAAGGAGCTTCGCCCCACTCGGCATCTAAGGGTATAGAATACTTAGCAAAATCAGCAGTCCCCGTTAAATTAGTAACAATGCTAGGCATACCAGTAGCAATAGCCTCAAACGGAATCATACCAAAACCTTCACCACTGCTAGGATAAACAAGACAATGACACTTATGATATAAAGCAACCATATCAGAAGTAGTAAAAGACTGAGGTAAACTATAAATTTGAGGATGCCTGTGAGCAGGAACAATCTGACCATTTAGATAAACATCTGCATCACAAAATCCATTATATTTTAAAACTAACTGATAATCACTATTGCCATCATACAGTTCTAAGAATGCGTCAACAACCATTTGCACATTCTTTCTTTTTGAATCACCACCAATGTGCAAAAAGTTAAACTTGTCTGTAACCTCTCTGTCAAGAATTTCATACTCATCAGAAATCCCATGAGGTATAACTTTAATGTTATAATGCAAGTTGTTCTTTTCATAAACTTGCTTTACAAACTCTGAAGTAGCCCAAATTTCATCACACTCAGACATGGGCAGTCTCCAACTATCTGGTACCTTAGTGCTTTCCCAAGAAGTGTAGCCTACAGTATAAGACCT